TTCCATTTCTTCAGTCGGGAAAAACTTTCGGAATATTGCCCTTATTTCAAACGCCATTTTTCCAAATACATTCATCATTTCTTGAATAACTTCAAGAACAGCAACTAAACCGCCAACTATAGATTTTGCAATTACTTGACCTATATTAGCAACATCACCATCAGCCGCTTTTAAACCGAGTTCAGTTAATGATGTAGCAATGGCATCTATTGCGGGAGCGAATGCGGCAACAGCTTGACGGCTAAACCCGACAAACAATTTCTTCAAACGATTCATTGAATCATTAGCGGCTTCTACACCGTCAACAGCATCTTCCGACAAAACAAGACCAAGCTGTTCAGCGTCCAAAAACATCGCTTTCAGACCATCCGAACCTGCACCTAAAGTATTAACAAGGGCGACACCTTCGGAGTCAAACAACTTCATGGCAAGCCTGACTTTATCGGCAGGAGTTTCTACTGTTTCAAATGCTTTTGATAGGGCAAGCACCTGATCTTCCAAAGGCATCTTGAGAAGTTCTTTGGCATTTAGGTTTAATTCTTTGAGTGCGCCTTTAGCTTCGCCTGTGCCTCTAGCCGCTTCTGCCGCTCTACGCGTAAAGCGTTGCATTGCCATACCCATAGTCTCAGCGGATACGCCTGTCTGTTCTGCGGCAAATTGAAGTTTAGCAAGTGACCCTGCGGTTGTACCAATCTTGGATGCCATTTTACCAAGCGAATCGATTGACTTCATCGTTTTAATGGTTATAGCAAGGAATGCCGCACCAAAAGCAAGGGCAAACCCTGCCGCCATTTTCGCCAATCCACCGATAGCACTTTTTAAACCATTGAACGCTTTAGATGCGGCCGCTGATAAAGTGGGGAATCGGTTTTTTAGTTTGTCAACGGCTTTAGTGACTTTGGCAAAATTGGCTTTAACTTTAGCAAACATCGCCTCAGTATTATCTAGTCCCGCTATTGCAATTTTAATAGGTTTAATCATTCACTTTTACCAGATAATTTATGATATGCGATCCACTCATTAAGGTGAGTGATAGGCGTTTGCTCTGCCTCTTCTATACTCATATGCAAGCGATCAGCCAGCGATAACATTGTCATCCTTGAGTGATCGCTTTTTAGTTTTTTTCGTGTGCCTCCACCGATTCAATGTCAGAAAACATTTGATTCGCCAGAATTAAATATCTTCTGACCGCTTTCGTCTATTGCTTTCATTACAATCAAATCTACCATTGCACCGATAGTCGTGTTTTGTAAAAAATTGGGGTGCTTCTTCTGCAACACATCTAAATCATAACAAGTAATACTCCTGCAATATAATTTAAATGCTCCAGATTCGTCACCCCATGCAGGAACTAAAACTTCTCTAGCTTCTACCGTTCTTCTACCTCGTAACTCTTTAGCTAATCCCATGGTTTAATCCCCTTATACTTGTGCTTCGGTTACAGCGCCACTGCACTGGATGGTAAAACTAGCTTCAACCATTCCGTCAAATGCGCCACTAATAGATCGAGATGTAACAATACCACCGCCCGAAAAGAAAGTTTCTCCAGAGCCATTTCCAGTAGGATAAACTTCAAAATCTACAGAAGCGCGTTCATCAAGGATTAGTTGCTGTGCATCAGCTTCATCCCAATATACTTCTAGTGATACGGTGTTAGTCTTTAGACCTGTTTTGTAAGATCGTGCAACATCACCCATTACTGAGTCTTCAATAGTGTCTGCTGAACCGTCAAACGTGAAAGAACGTACTTCGCCTACCACGGCAACAGTCGTGCCTGAGACTTGTACTTTTACTATTCCAGATGCGCCTGTTTTAGTCGCCATGATAATTTCCTTTAAGTTAAGTTAAGTTGTGCCGCGAGTATATTGGTATACAACGCGGATTGTCATAATAACCCCACCAATGGGGTCAATAGAACCTTCGTCAATCTCGATGTTTGTTACTTGTGTATCAATGGCTTTATTACCTCTGGTACGGTCTACATCAAGACCCTCTTCAATTGCTTCGATTATGTTATTTCTTTCGCTGTCAATAGATGCGCCTTTTACAAAGCAAACCAATTCATAGTTGATAGTTCCCATACGCTGAGTAAGTGAACCGCCAATAGAACTGTCTTGCCTTTCTTCATCTGCACTACGCACAAGAATAGCAGGATACTGTGCATTGGATAATTTATTGAAATCAAATGGCTCTCTGGTAGCATATTTTATAGCCACAGGATTTATTATTCCATTTAATGTAATTACTATATTATCTGCTATTTCCTCCCTTACACTCATTTCAAATACCTTTCAAAAGTCTTGCTTAGTGTCTTTTGTTCTTTTCTGCTAAAACCGAAAAAAGGTCTTTTCTTGTCGTTCATAGCGGCTTTTTTAGATTCAGTCGCTCGTGTAAAATAAATTTCTGCATACCCACTCGTAGATATGGCTGACATACTGCTAATCATTTGACCAGTAAATTGCAAATCAGGCTTTGTACTTCGACCTTTCTGTAATCGGTATGCCGCATAATTTGCACTGTATTTTTTAAAAAATGTTCCTTTATAGCTTCGACCCTTGCTTGTACGAGCCTCAATAATGTTGATGCCTTTAAGGGCGGTTATTAATAAAGCCTTTTTTACGCTTGATTTTAGGTTCTTACCGCGTTTAGTTAAATCGTTTGCGGCTTGCTTAAAATTTGCATCCAGCTTAATTTCCATTAACGGTCTAACCTGTTGGCATCGTTAGCTATCTTTTCATCTACCTGAATGGTGCCGTCACCATCCGCATCGTATTCAACGCCATCATTTAAAATGGCTTCCATTTCTTCACCGTATCTAGCGCGATAGAAAGTAATCATGTGCATAAACCTATCATCGTCCACCCAGTTGGTTAACTTGGGTAAGGCGTAAAGCCATAAGACAAGGTATGCAGATGCTTGGGTAAATTGGGAACTGGTTAGCTTTGAATTGGTCATCTCTCCGCTAATGCCCTTTTTAGGCCACCACTTAATACGCAACTCGCGCTCTATATCAGCTTGGGCTTTAGGGTGCTCTAAAACAAAAGACTCAATTCCTAGACTTAAAATATCAGGAATGAGTTTCATTAAATCACTGTCAGAAGAAAATGCCATGTTTCACCTTTATAAAAATGCCCCCCCGAAGGAGGGCAAATCATTATTACCTGAACTACACTACAGCGTCAGCAAGAACCTTAACACCATAAGTATCATCCAACTCAGCAACACCATATACAGCAGTGGCGTTTAATTCCCAAGCGCGTAGAGACTCGTCACGCTGTGGAGCAAGGTTGAATTCACGCTTGATAGCGATAGCAAATGCTTCTGGAGCGAATACCGCACCGATTGCATCTCCTGCACCGTCAACAGCGATGTTAGCAGACTCGTAGATATTAATACCTGCGATAGTACCTACATAACCTGTGCGCATAGCTTCGTTCTGAAGGTCAGCGCCATTCGGGTTAGCGAATGTGTTGGTTAAGTTAGCTTTCAAAGCATAGGCTTGGAAAGGGTGGATAACAGCATTGATAGCGCCACGCACTTTGTTGTTGCGTAGTTTAGCAGATGCTTTAAACAAGTCAGCAACAGTAATCTCTGATCCTGCCGCGCCTAAAGAATCAGACAAACCTGTAAACAAAGCAATCAAGTCAACGTCCATCTTAGTAGCAATAGCAGAACCAAGAATAGTTCCCATTGCGTTAGCAGGACTGTCAGCGCCATAAGTAGCCATGTCAGTTAGAACAACCTGTGCGCCAACTTCACCAATCGAAATATCGACTTTAGAAGTAGAAACAGCAGTTGAAGATAGGTCAGTACCTTCAGCAACAGCGGCCGCAGTGATGTTACTATACTTAGGGACTTGAACTACCTTGCCCGCAGTAGACTGAATGTTATACTGAGTTACGAGTCCAAGCATTAGGGACTCTTCTTCAGCGGTGAAACGTGCTTGAGCGACGATGTTTACAAACAGGTCGTCAAGAGTAGTACTAGTTGTAGAAGCCATGATATTGCCTTTTAAAAAATTAGTTTGTGGTTAGTGGTCACTTTTTCTTCATTGCCGCAAACGCTTGTTTACCGCCTTGATCCCAGTTAGCAACCATATCTGCCACAGATTGAGGCTTCTGTGTAGAGCCACCCGCGTTACCTTGTGAGCCTGTACCACCTTGAGTGGCTTTGACAAAATGAGGGTTTACGGTCAAGAATTCTGTCACCATCTCATTGACTGATAACAATTCACCGCTGTCATTGTAGCGCGGCACTCCGTTACCATCAAGCACTTCTACAGCGCCATCATCTGAGAGGCGAGTATTGTTTTTGAGTAGTGTAGACACTTGCTCTGGCGATACAGCGTTATTCTGACTTGCCGCAGACAATAAAGCCCCATCAACTAGGGTTTGCTGTAGCTTGCTCTTGTAACTGCGTATCTCCATATCTTTCTTTTCAACAGTCTGTTTTAGGATCGAATCAAACTCTCCGCGTTCCTTTTGACGTTCAACATCAGCGGCCTGTTTTTCGGCCAACAAATCTTTAGCCTCATTCAAGTCAATGCCTGAAATCTTCTTGTCAAATTTACGCTGTTCTCTAGCTATGCGGTCAGCTACGATTCTATCCAGTTCATCCTGTGTAAATGTTTTTGCTACCTGACTTTCAACTACATTTGTTTCATTATCAGATTCCATGTTTTCTTCGCTCATGTGGCGGCCTCATATAGAGTGTTGGTGAGTCTGGATTGTAGCACATTTAATTAATTTACAAAAACCGTAATTATTTACCCCTAAAGTGTTTACATT